TCATGCTAATTCCCATATAAACTCGAATATAGGCTTTAAATTTTTACTAACAGGCCGTTTATCAGTGCGAACGGCCGTTATTTTTGCTATCACGGATTGTATAATTAGTTTCTTATGCTCTGGAGATATATCGCCCTGCTTAATAAGTGGTCGTAGTTGATCTGCTAATTCTTCCAACGTTATTTGGTTTACTGCCGAAACAGGCAGAGGCGCTTGTAATGATTGTTTTCTTTTATCAATGTCCAGTAGTTGTATTTTAATTTGGTCTAGTTCTTCATCTGCTTCACTTTCGGTAATCTTTTTCTGGCCAGACCACTTTATAAGAGTCTGCCGCCTTTTGATCAAGTCAGATTCAACTTCTACTACTCGTTTAAGTTCTTCGCTGTGATCAGTCACAGGCTCTGCTTGTTGTGGTAAATGCTCTTTCATTTTATCGTGATCATAGATCCCTTCGATAAGCTGATCCCAAACGTCCTGGTCGAATAAATCTGCGGGTAATGATCTACTAGCACAAGTCACTCCGGCACTACGCAAATTCGCATATCGGTGTGCAGAACATTGATAGTAAGGCTTAGTTATTCCGCTTGCAAACATATTGTGATGCATTAACATTCTTCGACCACATACGCCACAAAAAATAATACCGCCAACCAAGTAAGCGTGGTTCATGGTTTTCCTAGGAGTGGCTTTATTTTGCTTTAGCTGCCTTTGTGCTGCCTGCCAGGTTAATTCATCGATGATAACGGGTACTGAAACTGGTATCCACTCATTTTCAGGACGTATAGATCTTTGCTTTGATCGAATACCATCTTTCTTTTCCTTTATGCGCATACTCTGAAAGGTCCCTGTGTAGGTTTTATTTTTTAGGACATTAAAGATACTAGATGCTGGCCAAGTTTTTCTCCCCTTAGGGCTGTAAATAATTCGTTTCTGTAATTCTTTTTGGACACCTTCTATACTCATTTTACCGTCAATTACTAAACGGAAAATTTCCCTGATTACCTTTGCCTGCTCTTCGTTGATAAAGTAATTGCTCGTGGCAGGGTCATAATCGTAGCCATATAGCCCGAAATCTTGCAGAATCATGCCTTGGCTCGCTTTTTTTCGTTTACCCCTCATAGTTCTATCCTTGATCTTTTCTTTCTCAAATTCGGCGATTGCACCACGCATACTGAAAAATAAGCGACCTTCTGGTGATGCGTCATAGTCACCTGTAACAAATTGCAATTGTACATTCGCCTTTTCAATTTCCTCATTAAAAAGTAATTGTACTGCTAATTTTCTAGCTAGCCGATCAGGATCATAAACGACCACGATATTAATACGTCCCGCTCTAATGTCATCCCTGAGAGTCAAGAAGGCAGGGCGATCTGAAAACTCTCCTGAATATCCATCATCTATGTATTCTATGAAATCAGTATGCCCTTGTTTTAAAAGATGCATCTGGCATGATTGCAACTGGTCGCCAAGAGAATACCCTTTTTTTGCTTGCTCTTCGGTTGATACACGGACATAGATAGCATTCATGGGAGCCTCCAGTAGCGACCATTTTGCGCACGTACGCAAAATGGTCGCAGTATAATTATTTTTTCGACTTTTTGATGTTATTTTCTGCACTTCTTTATCAAAGTCAGTCTGTTTTATTTTGGAATCCAAAAGCATTAGATAAATCATATTTCAATGGCTTCAAAAAGTAATCCACGAAAATATGTTCAATTATTGCCTGTTTTGTTTCCACGGGATATTCTTTTAATTCAATAGCAAGTAAATATATAAAAAACTCCCTAGATAAGAAATCTATTCTATTGAGTTCGCTCTTGACTTTAAAGAAAGAGGAAAAATAGCCTTTCCTAGGTCTACGCTTATATCCAAAAAAAGTCCATAATAAATCATTATTTACAGCTGTACACGCCAATTTAGTTAATTCATCCGCTTTTTGCGCAACATCGTTCCCCATAACCATAAGTAATACTCCTATTAGTCTGAATTGTACCTGTCCTCCAAAGACAACCACTGACCCTCTTGGTTGTAATACCAATTCGCGCCCTTTACAAATTTCATAGGATAATGCGTATTTCCAGTTTTTAAATATGCACCTTCACGATTTGTTAATACTATGTATTCAGCAGTAGGATTAATTTTATCATAATGATCATATGGAACCGTTACTTGATTCCATACTCCGTCACGTGACTGCCAAGCCCATTTTCCATTGGCAGGTTTAAGAGGATAAAATTCAGAATTAAACCATCCATACTTTTTAAAAGCGAGTCCATGAGCATCTAATGCTACTATAAAATCTGGTTCAATTATGTGATGATACATAGCGGGAATGATTGTAATAGCAAATATAAATATCATAAGAGCACCTAAAAATAAAATAAAATATTTAGCGTCTTTATAAAGTTGTTTAATCTGATCGCTTATCTTCATTTTAAATAATCCTCCAGTAGAAAAGAACTTGTGTTCGACAAAAATATACAAAATAATCACAGCTTATTCATTTACTAAAATGAAATGAGGCTGTGCTTTTTATTTCCTTTGCGCCAAACAGACGCAATCTAAACTTAGCGAACTCTTCAACGACATTAAAGTGTTCTGCCAGTTCCCATGGCTCATATAGGCCACTGCCGATTGCATCTAATAAGTCATCTTCAGGCATAAGATAATTTACTGCCCAGCGCATAGCCTTGAATTCAATCTTGCTGATATGTAAGCGGTCACTGTGATTGAAAAATTGTCGTGGCATAAAGCAACCTGCAGTTGTAAAGTGGTGGCCTAATTCTTCGGCTAGAACACACCTCAATAAAGGGGAATCGTGGATTAAAGAACTATCTAGTCCAATAATAGGCGGAGTATTCTCCCCCACGTAATAGATACCTCGTACTGGCGGGTTAAAGTCAAATAATTCAACTTCGATTTCTTCGTCTTCCGCAAGTTGCAACATATAATCGGGCATTAATATCACCTTCTATATATTAATTACTTTTCTTGCCGTGTTTGATTTTCATTAATTCTATAAATTCTTCAACGCGCTCGATTGCTTCTGGAGGTAGGTCATCCATATTATTGCCAGTCCGGTGAGCCGCAATAGTTTCAGTGTTTTTAGAATTTCTTGATACACCTAGTAAATCATCCGTTGTAACGTTGAATTTTTCTGCTAACTCTACAATTATAGTAGCGTGAGGTAATCGACCACTTTCCCATTGTGAAACTGTAGATTTTCCCATTTTAAACCATTCCCCTATATCTTCTTGGTATAGTCCTTTATTTTCACGTAATTCTTTTAAACGTTTACCGAATACTTCATTGATATTGCGATTATTCATTGCATCGCCTCCTACTAACTTTACGATATCACAAACAGTGAACCGAATAAATAATAGTTCACAAAACAGAAACTTTTTTATTGAAACATATTGACAGTTCACAAATAATAAACTATACTACGGTTAACGGAGCGTGAACTTAGTGAGGAGGTGAGTTGATTGAGTCTTTTAATTAAATTAGAAGCTAAGCATAGTTTGAAACCCGTAAAAATGGCGAAAATGCTTGGAATGTCAAAAAGTTATTACAGTATGATAAGAAATAGTGGTCGTCCAATATCCAGGAATGTAGCCGTGAAACTCCGAGATGTTTTTGGGGTAAAACTTGATGATTCATTATGCCCTGCAGTTCACGGTGTGGAAACTGAAGAAAATTCCCCAAAGTCCCAAGCTAGTTAAGGAGGTGAGATAGAAAATGTTAGTTGGAGACAAAACCGCCACTACTGGTAATAGTGACGGCAAGAAGTTTTCAGAACGTGAAATCAAGATATTTAATGTTGCGCATGAAGTTTTAGATAAGTTTTTTGTTGACCAAGATTTTGACACCACGTATAAAAAAATGAAATTTTTTGACGATATTGTTTTCTTCATTAGAGAGAAATACAACATTAGTCGTCTAGAACTTTGTGATGAAAGACTTGATATGCAGGATTTTCATGAAATTTTATGGCTTACAAGCGCCTATGCTATGCACGAGAAAGCGAAATAAATCTTAACGAAAACGACCGTATTTAGATTGATACGGCATCAATTACGCCGTTTAAATCACGGTAAATTTTTAAACAACTTGATTTTTCAAGTTCAATTAACTGCATTTCTAACACGTCTTTGCTGTTAATTTCATTCCGTAGCCCCAATCCGTGATAAATGGTGTCGATACCAACTACAACTCCATAAATTTTGTGAGTCTTTATCGGTAACGTTTTAATGAATTCCAGTAAGTTTACGCTCATAAATATTATCACCTCCCTTTTGAGGTGATAATTCGACAAAAGGTATTAATTACCTGTATTAAATTGTAAAAGAACTCAGTGAGGTGGTTATTTGGAATATAACTCAATAATACAAGCGGTCGGTATCACTGTAGTAATCGTAATGCTCTTGTCCATGGTAATACTGGACAAACGGTAATGCATATTCTGTACGGGGGTGGTGAGAATGTTAGATCCAAACATGAAACCTTTGCTTGTCACCGAGCAGGCGAGGGAGAACCTTGCAAAAATTGTAGCCCAGGTAATTGTATCAATGGCTAAATCAGGTGAAGCTTCTGATCGGTTGGAAAAGGCAGACAAGGCAGATAAGGCCAGTTAATTCTGGCTCGCATTAAAAGTGGACAAGGTGGTGATTAAATACAAATAGATAATATCAGATTCATTAGATTAGCCCCAAACGCGAGACTCAAAGAAAAATTAGAGAATGTTTTTATGATGACGATCTGTTTTTTCATTCTTGTGTGGCTGGCAATGGATTAAAAAGAAGGCCCATCCAGTGGACAGGCAAGTGGGGTGAGGTAATTATCCTCGTGGGTTAATTATAGCAAGATTCTTTGTCAGATAGTTTAGTGATGTTACGACATAGAAGGAGGGATTAGTTTGGATATTATGACACTGGCAACACCAGATGTAATTCAAAATGTTCAAGATATGCTTGAATTAGCATTTGCTTGTTGTGATAGGCCACCAAAACAAATTGCGGCTGATATTGGATACTCTGTTGATTCAATACACGCTGCTCTCAGAGGTAGTAGAAATATACCAGTGAAGGCAAGGAAGATTTTATCTGGATTTAGTTTTTTCACCGCTGTTACAGTTGCGATGGAAAGCACGGGAATGCCTAGATTATTTGGATATCAGAAGGTAGATCGTCATATTCAGTCAATGATTATCAGACTTAAAAAGCAAGATAAGGAAGTTATGCTGCTAATCGATGATTTACCGATTATTTTATTAGACAAAAATTGTAAGGAAGATTTAACAGATGAAGATTCATTAATGGTTAATCAAGTTATGGAAAGGCTTGTTGATAGAACCAATTCGACGTTTAATCTTGTAATGGAATTGGAAAGCAAGTATGGATTAGGTGTTACACAGTACATGCAGGGCAAAGAAAAATCGCCTGCGTTGGCGCGCAAGCGATTAATAGGTTAGAGAAATTTTGTTATCATCATTGTACCATGTTCAGTACTGGACGGTCAATTGGGGGATGTGGACTATATCCTAAAAATAAAAAATTATAGGGTAGGTAGTATGAAGTGGATAAGAAAATAATGTTAGCGAGTGATATTTATAAAGGCATTAATGGACCTGGAGATTCATTCTTTATTGGCCGTGTGGCTAGTTTGGTCGAATCAGCTTTATTGTCTAGGAAAAAGGATATTAATGTAGATAAGTTGTTGCAGGCGTTTGCTGATGCAAAAGAATATTCCAAGGGAAAGGAGTAATGATAAGTGGCTTGCAAAAGTAGCATCCCACAAGCACGGTGCGGAGATTGCCGGAACATCGATCGTGAGACATATCGTGGGGCGGGCAAAGAAGTATGTTATGAACTGCAATATGAGGGGAATCGGAAGGTCGCAGTTCAAGTTTTGGAAAATCAGAAAGCCTGCAATAAATTTTATAATGTGAAAAGAGTAGGAAGGGCGGGATGACACGTGTATCAGGAAGCGGTATTGAAATTAAAGGCTGAGATAGAGGGGAATAAAAATAATCCCTACGTCCAGGTAGTAGGTAATTTCTTATTAGGACATTTAGAACAAAATCGGCAGGATGCTGAAAAGATTATGACTACGGATCAAACAATATCCAAAAGCCTTGATGCAATGCGGAAAATGGCCGAGACAAAAAAGGTTGGCAATTGTGCTATGTTTACCCCAGAAGAAGGGTTTGCAATCGTACTGAAATATTTCGGTATTGAATCAGCAGTAACTATTCCGGTGCCAGTGGCAGCAACCACTCAAAAGACAGTTACTACTCCCAAGAAATCAGAGGTTGATTTTAATGTCAATCTTGATGATTTTATATAAGGGGGCGGTTAGAAGTGCTTGTAAAAAATGAACTGAACGAGATACCAGTACTTGCATATCCGCAGTTTATAAAAAAAGATATAAAGAATTATTCGCTTGTCGGAACTGTACAAATTATTAATCTTCCTCGTTGTGGTGACATTCTAGTAGCAGATGTATTTAATGAAAATGGTGAATTGAAGCTTCGCTTTTTCTCTGATAGTAAAAATGCTTTGATTTGCAATGAGTGGCCTACAAAAATATGGCATATGAAATTGCTTGATTCGATTTTACAGGGTGGAAGTTATTTTAATATCGCCGGCACAGATACGGATGAAAAAAAAGCGCGAAAATTCCTTGGCGTATATAATTACGACCTTGGATCTATACTTAATGGGTTTATCAGCAAAATTAACTCGGAAAAGGCTGAAAAAGCAATGGAACGCAAGTATGCAAAAATGAATGAACATTTTAGCATGTATCCGGAGTATCCAGCTGATTTAGAAAGATATTGTGAGGCCCATATGTTTAATCACAGTTATATTTTTATGGATAAGCTGATCAAGGGGAAACGGCATTGTGTATGTGCCCATTGCAATCAAGATTTTGAACTAGATAAAGGGGAAAGGTCTGGAGATATGGGTACATGTCCAAAGTGTGGCATAACGGTGCGGTACCGTGGGGCATGGATAAAAAGTACCATTATCGACAAAGCGAAAATCTGCATTGCGAATAAGGTTAATGGGCAACTGCTGCTGAGATGGGCGGACGTGCAGCGAGTATTTCAAAATGGAAACCCCAAATATCAATATAGTTTTGATGACTATTATTATAACTTGTATATCATTAGTACATTCGGACCGCCAGTGATATATGCATATTCATATCAATCAAATATGGGATATGGATGGAATTGGTACCGTAAGAAAAACGGAGAGGTTAACTACAAGAATGTTCATGTGTATTCTAATAACCTTACGGATGTATTTGGAGAAAACTACTACCATGTTAATTTTAGGGAAGGGTTACGCGGAGCTGGTGAAATCTCTTTGCCAAGATTACTTGATAATCTTAAAAATATACCCGTTGCTGAGTACCTTTTTAAACTTGGACTTACTCAACTTGCAGCCAGCTTTTATGTAGAAGATTTACGTGGTAGTAGTTTTACGGATGTTCTTGGAGTAAGTAAACAATATTTACCATTATATAAAAAATTCAACGTTACCAGCTTTGAGCATAAAGTCGTAAAATCGTCACAAACATGGGTAGATAATGAAAGCTTTGCAAAATTAAGGGAACTACGATTTGACGGACGGTTAGACGATATTATTGAACTCATGGATTTGATGAGCTTTGAGCGCTTCGTAAACTATTTTACTAAACAGAAAAAAGAAACCAAGCAGAAAAATAGTTCCCGCTTACTGATATGGTACAAGGACTATATCAGTATGAGTAAGTCATTAGGTGTTGACTTATCGCGAAAATCGGTACGCTTCCCCAAAAACATTGAAATAGCTCATAACGTTATTCTGGAAAGTTTCAATAAAATAAAGCGGAAGCTAGAGGATGATAATTTCATTAAAGCTAGTAAAAATCTGTATGTAGGCATGCAGGAATATGCTAAGGGCGATTATTGTATTGTTTTCCCAAAAACACGCAGTGAATTCATAACAGAAGGGCAATCATTGAAGCATTGCGTAGGCGGAGACAATTATTATCAAAACCATTTAAAGGGAAAGCGCATGGTGTTCTTTGTACGCCGGATAGAAGAACATAGCAAACCATTTTTCACGATGGAGATTGATATGCGGGAATTGAAGATATTGCAACTGTATGGATTTGGAGATCGTTCCGCATCCGCTGAGATTAGGCGGTTCGCCAATGACTTCCTACGCCATCTGTCACCGGCAGAAAAGACTGCTTCATAAAAAAAGGAGGAATTACCATGAATGAAGTTACCACTATCAGAACACCACAGATAGTAGCTGCTGAAATTAACAGCATTAAAGACCAAACCAGAACGATGATTCTATGTAATAGCATTGAAATAGGCCGCCGGCTGGTTGAAGCTAAGTCCATGGTGGAACATGGAGAATGGGGAGACTGGCTAGAAAAATCAGTTGATTATAAAAAAAGCACTGCCAATAATTTAATGAAGATATTTGAAGAGTACGGAGCCAATCAAATTGCCCTTTTTGGTGACAATGCAAAAAGCCAAGCGCTTGGAAATTTAAGCTATACGCAAGCTGTAGCACTGCTTGGAGTGCCGGATCGGGAAGAATTTATGAAAGAAAATGATATTGAAAATATGTCTACTCGCCAATTGCAAGAGGCTATTAAAGCGCAGAAAGCAGCTGAAAAACAGGCCGAGGATATGTATAAGGTAAATCAGCAACTTATTGATAAGCAATCAGAAAAAGATTCTAGGTTACAAGAGGCAGAACAAAAGGCCAAAGATCTACAAAAAGAACTTGAAGAAAAACGTGAACAAAGTAAATCAGAAGTCGATTTATTAACAAATATGTTAGCTACTGCTAGTAATAAGGGAGCATCCAATAAGAAAATGCAGCAGATTGAAGCCGAATTGAAGGCAGCTCAGCAACAAGTCCAGGAGCTGACTAGCAAAATAAATGAACCAATTACCATTGAACCAGTAATTATTGAAAAAATTCCGGAAGAAATAGAACAGGAACTTGATGAACTGCGAGAAAAAAATAAAGACCTCGAAGCACAAGCCAGTCGGCAAAGCACTGAGGTATTAAAGTTTGGTATTTATTTTGATTCATTAACAGCGGGTTTTAAGGGGCTGCTTGGATCACTCGCCGAGATTAAAGAAATTGATATGGAAAAATATGAGAAATATAGAAATGCCGTTAATGGCCTACTTGGAAAAATGTCAGAGAAACTATTATAAACGTAGGTATGTATCTTTAATAGAAGAAAACTAAAAACCCTTACAAGCTATTTGCAGTAGCTTGTAAGGGTTCATTAGAAAAGTTGTACATAGAATCTGTTGAGTTAATTATATTATATGTACGGCAAAAGGTCAATAAACATACGGCTTTTAGGGCTGTAATTGACTTGATAAAGTAGGGTAACTTTAGGATGAAATCATATATTTCATATTAACAGTATATACAATTCATAAAAATATATACCAATATAAAATATAGTTTGAAATTAGGAGAAAGTTATATGTCGTACAAGAAAAGAACAATAACAGCCGGAAAAGTAAAAGAGACGACTCTATACCATACAAGTAAATGCCAATCTCCCAAAAGACCAAGAATTGAGAATGAAAATACAAAAAAAGAATTAAATGACAAAAAGAATAAAAAAAGAGCTTGCAAAAGATTATACCTATTGATGAATGCTAATTTTATAACTGGTGATTTATATCTAACTCTTACCTATGAGATAGAGCCAACACCAGAAGAAGCAAAAAAAAGTATTGAAAGATTTTTCGATAGATTGCGATCTAGATATAAGAAACTAGAATTGCCTATTAAATACATAGCAATGACCGAAGGAAAGCGGATACATCACCATATTTTAATTAATAACATAGGTTTAGGGGTTAAAGAATTTAAAAAAATATGGAAATTAGGATTTATAAACATGCAAATATTCATGGGAGAGCCAGAAGATTGTGAACGTCTTGCTAATTATTTTATGAAAAAAGGAACAAAGGGTGAAGAGAAAATATGGAGTCAAAATTGGAGCAGCAGTAGAAGTTTGATCCGTCCAGTACCAGAAATAGACGAAGTAGCTGCTGGTACATGGAGAGAAGATCCTAAACCGATTAAGGGGTATTATATCGACGTTATTCAAAGAGGCCATACTGAACACAATTATCCATATCTGTTTTACAGAATGATTAAAATTCCAGGTAGCGATGAAGATCATTGATTGTCCTGTTAATAACATAGTACCAAATATCTTTGTAAGATAGGTTACCGTTATTCTGACAAAAAAAGAGGGGGAAATAAACTTGAACAAGGTTATATTAGTAGGCCGCCTAACCAGAGACCCGGAGGTTCGTTATACACAGACTGGTAAAGCCGTAGCGTCTTTTAGTGTGGCAGTGGATCACGGTTTTGGTGATAATAAACGTGCAGATTTTATTCCCATCGTAGTGTGGGATAAACTGGCCGAAGTTTGCGGGAACAATCTTACAAAAGGCCGTCGTGTGCTAGTTGAAGGGCGTCTACAAATTAGCCAATACGAAAAAGATGGACAGAAACGACGTTCGGCTGAGGTCGTTGCCCAAAGCATTGAGTTTTTGGATACGAAAGCAACTCAGGCAAGCGCATCACCAAAAGATAGTGTAGATCATGCAGGTAACATGGGGGAAGAAGTATACCCTGAGAATAACGAAGAAATCCCTTTTTAGGCAAGCTCCCAAGGCGACGGAATATTAAAAAGGCAGAAAAATTGCGGAGGGGGCGGGGGAATGCGGCAGATCAGCGCAAATAGTTCATGGAAATGGATAAAACGTAAATACAGAATCTTAGCATGTATAACTTATAGTGACGGTAGGCGTGAGGTAATAATGGGGAGGGCGGGATAAAATGAAAATTATAGTTTCAAATGAAGCTGAAAAAGATTTAGTCCAACGGCTTTTAAATGTAATGCATGAGTTTGATATATTGGATTATATCCACGAAGAAACAACTAAAGAGCCTGGCGTATTAGATGGCAGTGATAACATTGATGATTTTGTCATATGGGCAGATGAAGCAAAGATTTTAAGGGAAGAAATATTTGATACTCATATTGAAATAGATGAAACATTAAGTGATATCAAGGTTGACGGTGAATTAATAACTGGTACATGCAGGTTTTGTGGATTAGAAACTATTGGTATTGGTGAAGATTGCGAAGGTTCCACCTACGAGGACTACGTGGATTATAAAAGCGAAGAAAAGCAAAAAGATTGGTCTTGTACTGAATGTCATGGTCGCATATGTGGTTGTTGCGGTGAAAAATTAGTTGATGATGCAGATGAAAATGATTGTGCGGATTGCTTAGCGGAAGAAAGCGGAGGTGCAACCCATGCAGGTTGATTATAAAAATAAATGTGGTACATGCATCTATATAAATCCAACCATCAAGGGTAAATATGGTGAATGTACTAAATTCCCTAGCAGGGGGCTAGGGTGGTTATCGTTATCGCGGGTACGATGTCGTAATTACAAATTTAACGAAAAAGCTTACTGCCAATGCGAAACATTTATTCAAGCTGGTTGGAATTATTGTGCTAATTGTGGACAACGATTGGAGGGCATAGCTCATGCAAACTAAAATTACTAACGAATCACTAAGAATAATGCCATTTTGTCACTGTTATCTAGTTGTAAATATTTACACGATGATGGTAGTAGAAGAAAAGCCAATGAGACTAGAAAAAGCAAGAAAATTGAGAGATAAATTAAACGCTAGCTATAAACATCCTGCCCATTACCCAGCAGATGCAAAAGACGCTTATATTATCGTTGTGATTAGAGAAGGGGAGGTAGTTGAATGATAAGTGATCCATACCCAAGCAAAGGAACAGCCAGAAGCGATGCGAAAATTCATGCTGAGCAGAATGGACTAAATAAATTTAGCTTAATAGTTGATCTAGAGAATAGGCAATATCATTTCTCTGATGAAGAAATAAAGCCTGAATCAAAGATGATAGTATTTGGCAGATATAAGCTCAGCAAAGGGAAATGGTTAGAGAAACCTCTCACCAAGGCCGCTAAAAAGGGGGGAATAACCAGTGTATGAAAATGATGATCACCTAGTAAAGGTAAGTAACGTAATTAAGATTGTTCAAGCAATTGGGCGTTTTGCACTCTTTGAAATTGAATCATTCGCCAATCTGTTAGTAACAAGTCATTTTATTCTCAGCCTAAACGAAGAACAGTTTTGGAGCGTTCAATGCAAGCTCGAAGCAAAAAAGAGAAATGTTTGGTTTTATAAACACAAAGACGGCTTAAGTGAATGCGTGGGCCAGAGCCTGGAAGATGTAAAGCAATTATATACTGAATTACTCACAGCTGATCTGGAAGAAATAACGCGAACAAACTTATATCTGGGCGGGATAGAGTTATATGTCCACGATAGTCAGTATATCGGAATCCCACGCAAGCAGATTGAAATGCTAGACTACCAGCCGGTGATCAAGAAGGCGGCAGACAGAAGCAGCTTAGTAGTTGATATGGTCCACATATACACACCGACATCGAAAGAGAGCATTACTAATAGTTTTATAAGACCATTATGAAAGGCGGAATGAAAAATGAAAATTATATCAATCCTCAACAACAAGGGTGGGGTCGGAAAAACAACAACCTCAATCAATCTCAGTTATAATTTCAGCAAATACTTTGGGAAAAAGGTATTGTTGCTCGATCTTGATGGACAGGCTAACGCAAGTAAGTTCTTCGAGATAGCAGAACCTAAGTTCTATAATATATCAGACATATTAACCAAACGTCTTGACATTCGAAATGCGATAAATCATACCCAGTATGAAAACCTAGATCTTATTACCGCTGACATTAATCTCAGAATCGCCTATGAAATAATCCAGAAAGATGACAGCATTATCGAAAAGAATATGATTTTAAAGAATGCACTAAGCAAAGTGAAAAATGACTATGATTTTTGCATTATAGACAATGCCCCATCGTTAACGATCGGCACAGATAACGCTCTAGTTGCTTCTGACGAGGTGATTGTACCCATGAATATAGATATATACGGATTCTGGGGACTCAACCAAGTAACTGACCTAATCCAAAAAGCCCGTGAAACAAACCCTTCGTTATTATTTCGTGGATGCTTAGTCACCAAGTATGTAAAAAATGAAACCACCGAAGAATATCGAGAAGGATTGAAAAACCAGAAAAATTACCCGGTATTTGATACCCATATCCGTGATACCAAAAAAATGAGCGAAAGCACATTTTACAGAGAACCAATTGCTGAATATTCAAGAGGCAGTGCTGCTGCCGTTGACTATATGAGATTAGCCAAAGAATATTTAAACCAATAATGTGTTCAAGTTGAATACAAAGTAAGGGGTGTTGATATTGAAATCAGAGAAAAAGGTTGGTATCAAAGAATTGTTTGGTATCAATAAGCACATAAATGAGAATGTAAAGCCTGGTCAAACAGGCTCTACATTCGACATTGTAAAACTAAGCGTGTATGACCTAGAACCCCATCCAAATAATAAATATAGCGTTGATGATATTCAAGACCTGAAGGATAGTATCGAGCTTATGGAAGGTATCGAGCAAAATCTAATCGTAAAAAAGAATGATGGTGTAAATAAATACACCGTCATTGCTGGCCATCGTCGGCGGCTGGCATCAATAGCACTAGTAGAAGAGGGTAAAAAGCAATTTGAATTAGTACCATGTCGGATTAAAACTAATTTAGACAGTATCACGGAGCGAATTTTGTTAATACATACTAATTCCACTACTCGGATTCTATCGGATTGGGAAAAGACCGAGCAATTACGGGAGCTGAAAGAATTATTTCAGGAATACAAGAAAGATCATAAGTTACCGGGGCGCATTCAGGAACTACTAGCCGAAACGCTCAACATATCAAAAAGCCAAGTCGCTAGATATGAGCGAATCGATGAAAAATTAAGCCCTGAGTACAAAGAAGAATTTAAAAACGGCAATGTAAATTTTTCAACAGCAGCAGAGATTGCTAGGTTATCACCAGCGGATCAGAAAGCAGTATATGAGCAACATCAGGAAAAAGGCATTACAAAGTTAAAAGATGTAAAAAAGGTTAAACACCCAAAAGATGAACTTTTTATAAATTCATCACAAATGACTGTAGATGCTGTAAAGAAAATTAAGAGTTTATTGGAAATACAGGTAAGTATGGCAGAAAGGAGTCGTATGCAAGAATTGAAAATTTCATCAAATGAGAAAACCGAAATTACTGAACGTATAAGGATTTTAAATTCGTTAATAGAAAAAGTGGACAAAGAAGTATTCAAAGTCTTGAGTGGGAATATTTTCGAAGGGTAAAAATATTAAAAGGGAAGGGCGGGTAAGTAATGGATCTAGAAAAACTTAAAAAACTCGGTATGGCAGCTGCGCAAGATGATATCCGACTGGTAATGTTTACGCTTGCTTCGGAGCCTGAAATAATTTTAGCCGCTTATTATGAGATTGAGCGACTGAAGTCACAAAATAAAAAACTATAATTTATAAAGGGAGGCTAGACCTCCCTATTTTGCATTATATTAAATTTGTGGGGGTATGAGGACATGGCTGTAATAATGATGGATTTTAAGCGACAGGATAAAATAGCAGCCGATTGGTTGCTGAATTGCCAAGAATATCGAAATCAATACCTAGTAGAGAAGGAAAGTTATAGTGAGTTGTCCGCTACTATCTATAACGGAATGCCTCATGGTAGTGGAATAGGAAAACCAGCAGAGAATAAGGCTCTTACGCTGACAGACTTAGAAATGAAAAAACTTTGGATTATGACGGTAGAGGATGCAGAATCTACTTTATCTGATAAGAAGAAAGTATTTTTAGAACTAAGACGGAGGGCAGAACTAATTGAAGCCGCCAGGGAAGTAGGCAGACCGGGATGGGTTGATTATGTACAGGTTAGATATGCAGACTGGCATGAAAGAGAATATGGTAAGGCTTGCTTACCAAGTAAGACGGTATTGCATACATGGTGGAATGATAGTGTTGATGTTACTGTAAGGATTGCGATAAAAAGAGGATGTTTATAAAAAAATAATTTAGTACCGTTCCAAATTACCACTTTTATCAAATATACTAATAACATCAACAAATCGGACAGCACCTTTCGGGGTGCTTTTATTTATGCCTAAAATTAGGGGGGGATAATGTGGAAAAGAAACCGGTAAAACCGCAAACTGACACTCAGGCTACTGCCATCATCCATCCACCAGTAAAGAATAGCGGCAGGAAAGGTAGCAGGGTGACGGGGATATTGAAGTAATGCAGAAAAGACAAAAAGTAAGGCTAACTGGCAAGCCACTAGCAAAATTAAATGATAATATACATGAACGTGACGGCCATACTTGCATAATTAGCGGGTGCGGCCGTTATATTTTACCGGGTGAAAAGTTCCATCATGATCCATGTGGCCCAGACAAGCAGGATATAATCCAACAAGGCTGTTTGTTATGCAGTGATCACCATTATATAAGGCATCATGGGCGGGTGGGGCTTGAAGAAGTAAAACAACAATGCATAAGCTATTTAAGGGGATTATATCCAGATGATTGGGGACGTGAGGGATGTTAATTAGTTTGCTAAACGATATTGATATTGACATATATGATATATATATTATTGCTGGCGCTGTTATGATTAGCATTATAGGAATTTGGATGAAAAATAAATAGAAAAAAGACCAGCTGCACAATTTATATGCTGCTGGTCTTTAAATATCTAAGATTCAATTTCCTTCACACGGTTATACCATGTGCTCTTATTATAACCAGCCATGTTCATAGCGGCAACGGCGGTTATTTCTTTAAGTTTCCATTTTTTATAGGATTCCATAAATTTCTCATTAACCTCTAGCTTTGGCCTACCGTAGGGACGACCTTCGGCTAATGCAATATCAATGCCTTCGCGCTGGCGTTCCTTACTACATTCTCTTTCGAATTGATAGATAGCACCAAATACGTTTAATTGCAGCCGACCAGCTGGCGTTGTAGTATCGATGTTTTCCTTCAAACTAACGAAGCCAATACCTTTCTTAGTTAGTTGATCTATGATAGTTAATAAATCAAGCATGTTACGAGCTAAGCGACTAAAACTTTCAACATAGATTGTGTCGCCTTCCCTTGCAAAATCTAGCATAGCTTGTAATTGTGCTCTGTTGGTGTCTTTGCCACTTAGCTTGTCCTCATAAAACCTTTCGATATCATGAATCTTCATGGCTTCTAATTGTCTAGCAACATTCTGCTCTTTAGTTGATACGCGGATATAAGCTATACGCATCTTCAAAATCTCCCATTCAATGAATATCTTACCAATAATATAACATTTACGTCTTTAAAAGTCAAAGCTAATTAATGGACGTCCCATAAAGATATAACTAAATTAATGGACAGTTTGAAGTCAACAAGAATTTTTAAATAAAGCAATCTATAAAAGCCTACTTTAATGGACGCCGACCTTGGAATTAAAATTAATTGGGGGTAAGAGTATGGTAGTTAAGATAATAGAGGCAGTGAGTATCGATATAGATACGATGGATGAGCGGAGAGCATATGAACTTTATTTGAAACTTAAAAAAAGATTTGAGATTAGTGTAGACTGCAATATATTTACTAATTGTAATTATGTTGGAAATCGCCGATGTAAATCCAGCGGATTGGAAACATGAGGTATATGTAACGGCGTCAATTAGTAAATACAAATAATAGAGTAACAACCACCGATTGAAATACAAATCGGTGGCTATTAAATTATAAGAGAGGTGTGTAGTGTGAATATAAATCATTGTGACGATACCGAGTGTCAATATTATAATCCTGCAGGTTGTACGGCCAGTGAAATATATCATAGTACAGACCGCTTTTGTGTGACTGGTTGAAGGAAACAAAGGGATGATCATGCCGAACTCATGCGGGTGCAGAGTCCCAATTGTCATAGTTCTGGCGGCAAATATAAATCTAATAGGGTAACATTAGTCAAATAATAAAAAAACGATGCTTAATAGCAGTAAATGAGGTGGTAATATTTTAAATTTAAACGTAGTACATCATGGCGATTGCCTTGAAATCATGAAACAAATAAAAGACAAATCTATCAACTTAATCCTCTGTGACTTACCGTATGGAACAACAGACTGTAGATGGGATACTGTAATACCATTCGAACCGTTATGGGAGCAATACAATAGGGTCATAAAAGATAACGGTGCAATTCTATTATTCTCACAACAACCATTTACGACCGATCTTATCAATAGTAATCGTAAGTGGTTTAGATATGAAATCATATGGGAGAAGAATAGATCATTAGGTTTTCTAAATGCGAAGAAGATGCCTTTGAGGTGTCATGAAGTCGTATTAGTGTTTTATAAGAAACTTCCAACGTATAATCCCCAATTCACTGAAGGAAAGCCTTATTCCAATAAAAGTACTCCTGGTGCATCGACAACAAGTATTTATAGAGCATACAAGCCGATAAGGAACAACAACACTGGCACTAGGTATCCAAGGGATGTAATTCGTATTAATGGTGGAGATAACGGTCGTTTTCATCCTACCCAGAAAGCAGTATTCTTACTGGAATATCTAGTTAAAACTTATACTAATAAATTCGATATTGTGCTCGATAATTGTAGTGGCAGTGGAAGTACAGGAATTGCTTGTGTTAATACTGGTCGCAATTTTATTTGTATAGAGCAGGATGATTATTTTGTTGAGCTATCTAGGCAAAGAATAGAATTGGCGTATAAGAGGTGAACAGGCGGCCGACGTAAGAATAGCAGAGCAGGTGAGTAATTAATATTTTGGAGATCGGTATCATGGTTGCAGTTGCTGTTCTAATGAGGTTGGCGTGGGTGTGAGACTAATGCAATGCAAGGCCGTATTGAAAAGGTAACGCAGAGACTTAAGCCTGATGGGCCATACGCCATATGGGGGGGCAGACAATATTGATAAGGTACTCCCAGCGACCTTGAACAAATGAGGGTCTAACGATCCCGAAAACTAATTAGTTGCAGACTTTTTTTAGCCATTTCGCTTTCGTGAAAGGAGGTGTACGTGAGTGGCGGACATAACATTAATGGGATCATCAGATCTAGCAAAAATTATGGGCTTTAGCGTACGCCGCCTACAGCAATTAACCAAGGAAATCCCGCTACTGCAGGCATCCCATGGTAAATATGATTTGGCGAAAACGATTCAAACTTATATAGCCTGGCTGAAAGAAAAAACAGCAAATGAATCGGAAGGCGATGCTCAAAAAGACGAAACTCTTAAATTAACAAGGGCGAAAAGGATAAAGGCTGAATTAGAGTTAGATTTAGCCTTGGGCAACGTGCATAAAGCCGAAGATGTAATGTCGGTTGTTGGTGGCATGGTTGCAAATGTTAGATCAAGGCTCCTGGACTTACCTGTTAAGTTAGCCCCTCAAATGATAGCCAAAACAAATATTGATCAGGTGAGGGAAATCGTGCAGAAGGAAGTTTTCAGCGTACTACAATCCTTATCTGAGTATAATCCTGAAGACTATGCGAAAGCAGGTGACGCGAATGGTGACACCTGCGAGTAAAACAAATAAGTTAATCAGGATTATTTCGGGCGGGTTCGCACCACCCCCAACATTAACAGTATCAGAGTGGGCAGATAATAATCGATTCCTAAGATCATCCACAAGCGCGGAGCCTGGACCATGGAATACTGAACGGGTTCCATACATGCGTGAAATTATGGATTGTTTATCTGTAAGAAGTTTAATCCAATCAATATGCATGATGAAGGGCGCTCAGCTTGCAGGATCTGAATCAGGTAACAATTGGATTGGATATTTAATTGACCAAGAACCAGGGCCAACAATGATGGTACAACCTACAGTTGACCTGGCTAAAAAATATAGTCAGCAGCGTATAGCTCCAATGATTGCGGATTGTCCTAAGTTGAATCGCAAAGTAAAAGACCCACGTTCACGTGATGCAGGCAATACAGTGTTAACCAAAGAATTCCCCGGCGGCATACTCGTACTAACAGGTGCGAATAGTGCCGCTGGTTTGCGTTCTATGCCAGTTAAGAATCTGTTCATGGATGAAGTAGATGCCTACCCTGAAGATGTTGAGGGCGAGGGTGATCCGGTTGACTTGGCAATGGCCAGAACGAGAACGTTTAGTCGTAGAAAAGTTTTAAAAGTATCAACTCCAACAATCAAAGGACAATCACGTATTGAAAAAGATTACCTAGAAAGTGATCAGCGCAAATATTTTGTCCCATGTCCCGAATGCGGTCATATGCATATACTGGCATGGGAAAATTTTATTATTCCGAAAGATGATGAAGGTGTAAAACATCCTGAGGATGCTCATATGGCTTGCCCTGATTGCGGGTCAGTGATTGAGGAACAACATAAACCCTATATGCTAGAGCATGGAGAGTGGCGCGCTACGGCTCCTGAAAAGGCAAGTCCAAAACGCCGCGGTTATCATATATCAACATTATATAGTCCACTTGGTTGGTTTTCTTGGGCTGAGGTCGCAGAGTCATGGGTTGAGATAAAAAAAGATACAAAACGTCTTAAGACATTTATTAATACTATCCTGGGCGAGACGTGGGGCGAAGAAGGCGAGACAGTCGATTATGAAATGTTATACGAAAATCGTCGTACTGTTTACGAAGCACCATTGCCCGAAGGTGTTTTAGTTTTAACAGCTGCCGTCGATACTCAAGATGACCGATTGGAATATGAGTGTGTCGGATGGGGCCTTAATAAAAATAGCTGGGGAATTGAATATGGGATATTTTATGGAGACCCACACCAACAACAAGTTTGGGATGATCTTGATGCATGGCTAAAAAAACAATGGTCTTATGTTGATGGATATAAGTTAGGTATTTCTTGCACTTGTATAGATAGTGGCGGTCATGCTACATCGGAGGTTTATAAGTTCTGTAAGCCGCGTGAGCATCGAAGAATATTTGCCATTAAAGGTAAAGGTGGTGCAGGTGTTCCACTCATTAATAAACCTTCACGAAGTAACAGGTATAAAGTTCCCTTATTTATGCTAGGGGTAGATGGTGGTAAGGAAACTGTTTATTCTAGGCTGAAATTAGAAGATGAAGAAGAGCATGGTTTTTGTTTATATCCAATGATGGTAAATGGTGCTGCCGTAAAGGGTTATGATTTAAAATATTTCAAAGCGCTCACTGTTGAGAAACGAGAGTTGAAATATCTTAGAGGCAAGCCTCGTTATGAGTGGGTAAAGCCTTCAGGTGCGAGAAATGAAGCCTTGGATATAAGAAATTATGCTACAGCAGCTTTAGAAATACTCAATCCTAATCTTGAAATGTTATATACAATAAGAAATCAGGGTGGTATACCACAAAACAAAATACAACAACCGAGGAAACGCCGAGTATTAAACTCAGGCGTTTCTGTTTAGTTAGGAGGTTAATGACATGATATGGACACTGGACCAAGCAAGACAACACCTTAATGCCTGGATGTTGGCAGACTTAGCGCTGGCGACAGGAAAAGAATACCGCATAGGGAGTCGGACACTGCAAAGGGCTGATGCGTCTGAGGTCAAAAAGCAAATAAACTTTTGGGCGTGTGAAGTAAGTAAATTACAAGGAAGAACAAAAAGGACTAGGAGTGTGATACCAATTGGCTAACATGGTTGATAAGTTAGTAGGGTATTTTTCTCCTGATACAGCTTTAAAAAGAACTGTAGCGCGTAAAAAAATGGATGTAATTAATACCGGCTACTCACACCATGGGGCGAGCGGTACAAAAAAGTCAATGATTGGGTGGCAACATAGCTCCGCGTCTGCTGATGATGATATTACATTAAATCTCGATGTGCTTAGATCTAGGTCGAGAGATTTGTATATGGGTAATCCCATAGCGTCCGGCGCATTGAAAACCAATAAAACAAATGTGGTTGGGTCCGGGCTTAAATTAAATCCACAAATTGATGCTGAGTTTTTAGGACTGACGGCAGAGCAAGCCGATGAATGGGAGCAAAATGCCAGTAGAGAGTTTGCGTTATGGGCTGATAGTAAAGATTGTGATGCGGCGAGAATGCTTAATTTTTATCAATTACAGCAACTAGCTTTTTTATCAGCATTGATGTCGGGGGATGTGTTCGCTCTCCTGCCTATAATCCCACGCAAAAATAATATCTATGATCTTAGAGTTCAATTGGTTGAAGCCGATCGCGTATGTAATCCTTATAACATAATACCGGACGCTAAAACGCTGGCCGGTATTGAAGTTGGCGATTACGGAGAACCAGTTGCTTATCATATAGCCACGCATCATCCTTTGAGTTTGATAGAACAGAAGATGAATACATGGACAAAGGTATTAGCCTTTGGGTCACTCACGGGGAGAAGGAACGTAATTCATTTACTCGAAATGGAGCGCCCTGGTCATCGGCGAGGAAATCCAATGTTATCGCCGGTTATCGAGGCTTTAAAACAGTTGGGCAGATATACCGAAGCTGAATTAATGGCGGCTGTAGTATCTGGATTATTTACTGTAGCAATTACAACAGAAAATCCAGAGGGTATGGATATTGGCGAGGATCATCTCCCCGGAATTCCTGAAGGAACGCCATTAGATAAATTTACCCAAGATGATATAAAACTTGGTAATGGAACAATGATTGAGTTAGCCCCAGGAGAAAAAATAGAAGCGATTAATCCGGGTAGACCTAATGCGGCCTTCGACCCTTTTGTAATATCTATTTTACGGCAAATAGGCGCAGCTCTCGAAATACCCATGGAGCTACTGGTTAAACACTTTACCGCGTCTTACTCAGCGAGTAGAGCAGCTCTTCTTGAAGCATGGAAATTTTTCCGTAAACAGCGCGATTGGTTAGCCAATGATTTTAACCAGCCAATTTATGAGGAATGGTTAGCTGAAGCAGTTGCTAAAGGTCGCGTAAAGGCTCCAGGTTTCTTTTCTGACCTTGGTGTGAGAAAAGCATATTGCGGTGCTGAGTGGAACGGACCTTCACCTGGACAACTTGATCCGCTAAAAGAAGTTAATGCCGCTAAGACAAGGGTACAAGAAGGTTTTAGTACAAGGCAGCGTGAGACAGCAGAACTTACTGGTGGTGACTGGAATCAAAATTACCGTCAACGTGTCAGAGAGGAAAGAATGATGCGCGAAGGTGGACTAAGTAGTATTCCTAACACAATAACCGAGACTGTTAATGAGAATATCGATGGGAAGGGAGGTGAGGAAGATTAAGAAATTTCCAATTGCAACTAATTCCATACCATTAGTCACTAACGCAACGCAAAAATCAATTGATATTAATATCTATGGACCTGTAGTTGATTCATCTTGGTGGGATGATGGAGTTACCACACCACAACAAATTCAAGATGCTTTAAAGTCAGCAGGCAATATAGGCCAGATTAATGTCCATATTAATAGCCCTGGTGGCAGTGTATTTGCGGGGCAGGCAATACATAACATGCTTAAACAGCATCCTGCAAATGTGACGGTACATATCGATGGTCTAGCCGCAAGTATCGCATCGATCATCGCCATGTCTGGTAATAAGATAATCATGCCACCAGGATCAATGATGATGATACATAATCCCTTAGTTGGCATGTATGGATCGTATGAAGCAAGTGAAATGAGAGAAACTGCTAATTTTTTAGATAAGATTAAGGAATCATTAGTTGCCACATATACATCGCGCCAAACGAAGAAGTCAAAGGATGAAATTGTAGCATTGATGGATGCTACAACATGGCTCACTGCCCAGGATGCGCTTGATAGTGGTTTTGCTGATGAGGTAGACGGCATTGCACCGGTAAACTCCACCATGACGGGTAAAGTATTAAACATTGCTGGGATGGCTTTTAATGTAGAGTCATTTGGAACATTACCCGTGAATATGATCACGGCCCTACCTGAAATACCAATAAATAAAACTGAGGAGGAAAATATTTTGAATCTTACAGAGTTAAAAGCCAAATACCCCGACTTATACAATGAAATTATTGCCATGGGGGTTACTCAAGAACGTGGCCGTATGAAAGCACTCGATGATGTTCAAATTGATGGGTTTGAAAACATCGTCAATAAGGCGCGTTATGAGTCAGGTGCAACCGCTGAGCAGGTGGCCATGCAAATAATCGTTGCTCAAAAACAACAGAGTGCAGATTATTTGAAAAATGTTAAGACGGACGTAGCTAATTCCAATCTTTTAGAGGTACCTGGCACGCCAGCTCCTGATAATAAAGCCAGCGAAGAAGCAGAAATCAAAGCATCTGCTGAGCTTATTGCTCAGGCAGCAAACGTAGGGAGGGATAAATAATGACTATAGGAATGACAAGCTTAGGTTCAACCACTTATGATAATTTATTTGCGGGTAGTGTAGGAGATGTTGTTTCAGACGCTCGTACGCTAATCCTTGGCCAGAATGTAGTTCGTGGCGCGGCTCTAGGACGAATCACTGCATCCAGTAAATTGACTTTGGTTAATTCAGCAGCGGTTGATGGTTCTCAAACTATTTACGCGATTGCAGCAGACGCAGTAAATGCCACTTCTGCCGATCAACCCATTCCTGTTTATCTAGGTGGTGAGTTTAACCAAGCCGCGTTGGTATTTGGTGGTACAGATACTCAAGCTACCCATAGAGAAGCAGCTAAGGCTATCGGAATTTTCTTCAAGACGAATGAAACTGTAGGAGGTATGTACTAATGGCTATTGATTTATTTGATACAAGAACTATGCTTCAAGCCGTAACTTTAATGAAGCCGGCTAGAACATTTCTGAGAGATACTTTTTTCACAGATATGGCTCCATCGCTAACTGAAAACGTGGATGTTGATATTCAGAAAGGAGCGAGACGTTTGGCCCCCTTTGTCCATCCTAGACTTGGTAGTAAGACTGTTGACAATATCGGATTCAGCACTGTGTCATTCACGCCTCCACAGGTTGGTCCGGATTACTACTTCACTGGCCAGGATTTGCAAAAACGTTTACCTGGTGAAAATATTTATCAAGGGAATTCTCCTGATACCCGCTTAGCAAAACTCATTGGTGGTAAACTTGCCGAGTTTGATACAATGATTTCTCGGACTGAAGAGTGGATGTGCGCCCAGGCTCTATTTACGGGCAAGATCACCATTAATGGATATGGATATAGTGGACAGGTAATTGATTTCTTAGTTACCAATAAAGAAGCGTTAGCTGCTAAAGCTAAATGGAGCTATATTGCATCTGACCGTACAGAAAGCCCAATCGATGGATTAAAACGTTGGAAACGGGCTGTACTAAAAGCATCTGGCGAAAATCCAGATACCTGCGTATTTTCCCCTGATGTTGCTGATGCATTCATGAAGCATCCTGACGTAATCGCGTATTTCAATAGCTATCAAAAAAGTAACATCGATATGGGTCAATTAGCTCCTAAACAGTCTATTCCCGGTGTTTATTTCATCGCCCATATTAATGAACTGGGTCTTGATATCTACAGCTACGAAGAATATTATATTGATCCTACTAGTGGTACCGAATCACAACTAGTCCCTGCTGGAACGGCAATGCTTTGTTCGTCAGCCATTAACTTTAAAATGATATATGGAGCTATCATTGATGTAGAGATTGGTTCTTACGCTATCCCGCGGGTACCCAAATCTTGGATCGAAAAGAAACCTTCAGCTCGCGTTCTACAAATGCTTAGCCGACCACTTCCTGCCATTGTATTGCCTGATGGTTTGTTTATAGCAACAGTTTTGTAATAGTTAAAAAAAGAATAAATAATAAAAAATTGAGGGCGATATATATATTCGCCCTATTAGGATTGCGCGGAGGTTAGCATGACATTTAAAGATATCATATTATCCGACTTGGCTACCTTTCTAAACGTCGATGAATTAGCCGATCTACATGTTATTGAGCTTGAAGGAGTAAGTTATTCAATTCCGGCTGTTGTTCAAGATGAAACAAGTGATAAATATGAAAAAACATGGGATGGAGTTTACCAATCACAGATAGAGATAATCTTTCGCGCCACTGACGTTGCTCGCCCTCCGATACGCGATCAGCAGTTGATTTTAGATGGCGTGACGTATTTTGTTGTGAAATCTAGTACGGAAGCTGGGATGGTATCAGTTAAGCTAGCGGTGCCTGAAGTATGATTGATTTAAATGGATCATTTGGGCAGATTGCAAAAGCAAATACTATTTTAAGCCACATTGAAAACGGAGCACCCAAAGCTATCAATAATGCATTGAATCGCACTATTGATGGTGTTAGAACAGACGTGGCTCGTAAGATAACCAAAATGTATGACATTAAAATGACCGATGTTCGTGCAGGGATGAAGGTTAGGAAATCCACCATGGCTACCCTGCGCGCTTCTGTTAATGGCGCCGGCAGTCCAATCCCACTGATTAAGTTCAGAGTAACGCCAAATAAGCCGGGATATCAAGCTCCTGGAACAGTTTTAAGGGCATCGGTCAAACGTTCAGGGGGTAAACCTATCCCGGATGCGTTTGTTGCTAAAATGGCGAACGGGCATATCGGTGTTTTTGAGCGTAGTGGAAAGGCCAGCAAGCCAATCGAACAGTTATATGGTCCAGCAATCCCACAGATGATGAATGAAGCGAATATCCAGAAAGAAGTAATGACGGGGGCCGAATCTAGATTTGAAAAGCGCCTCGACCACGAAATCGCATATCTGCTGGGGAAGGAGTAGTATGATTGATCCTTTACTGTTAGATAGTTTAGTAGCTTTTATTACTGAAGCTGTCAAAGGTTATATCGTTGAAGATGAAAACAATGTGCAATGGCCAGTGACAGTAGTAAAAGGCTTCCTGCCTCCCAAAAGGACGGAAACCGTCGAAGATTATGAAAAAAACTGTATTGTAATTCGTTACGACAATGGTGAAGCGGATTGGAACGCAGGAGAAGATCAAGCAAAGGCGACAAATCGAGTTATTATAGCCGTCAGGACATGGTCTAACAGTGAACAGTTAGGTCCTGCGAATACCATTGCTTTAATGGCGATGATTCAACGGCTAATTTATCAGCGTCCAATCCTTGATCGTAAATACCGGGCAACGTTCCCGATAAAATGGACAGCCCCTACAGGTCATACGTTGCCGATCTGGCAGGGGGAAATGACAATATCATATCTTGTGCCAATGGTCCAAGAATTATTCATAGGAGGCATGTACAATGAGTGAAACTCAAGAAGAAGCAGTCACACTGGAATCGACTGAGAACGTCGTGACTGAGACTGCCGAACAGTCGGTCATATATTGCGGTCCAACATTACCGCGCCAATATGGTCTATCCCAGTATCGTATTTTTAATACCGGTCTGCCAGAGCACATTGAGCAACTTGTTAGTAAATGCGCAGCACTTGGGAGCCTGATCGTTCCAGTCGAGCAACTCGCACAAACTAGAATTGCATTATCTTCTAAGGGCAGCGCTCAATCATCGTTATATCAGCTGATTGTTGCTACATTCAACACTAAGGCGGTGAAAAAATAATGAATCATGGAATATATATATCAGATATCCCAACGTCGGTCGTGCCTCCCGTCACGACAACGGCAGGCATTCCAGTTGTATTCGGAACAGCCCCGATTAACCTGAGCGATGATCCGACTGCAGCGACTAACGTGCCAATTCTTTGCTATACCTATGCAGAGGCAGTCGCGGCTCTCGGTTATAGCAAAGATTGGGAAAATTATACGCTTTGCGAAGCCATGTATGCGTTTTTCCAATTGTTTGCTGTTGCACCTGTAATTTTTATAAATGTACTGGATCCAACCGTACACAAAACCACGGTTACAGATAAGGCTGTAACTTTGGTAGCTGACTCAGTATCGTTAACAGATGCAGGTATTTTACTCAGCAGTTTGGTCGTGAAACTGACCGCGCTCGGTCAGCCTTTAATTCTAGGCACTGACTATATAGCGGCTTTTAATGATAATGGTTATGTCGTTGTATCACGAATTGTTAGTGGGGCTATTACCTTAGCAACATCAGGATTAGTTGTAACATATAACAAGCTTAGCCCCTCTACCGTGGCATCGACGGATATTGTCGGTGGCGTTAATGCAACTACTGGGGTATATACTGGATTGGAATTACTCAACCAGGTATTCCCTCTTTTCCGTTTGGTTCCAGGGCAAGTTCTCGCTCCGTACTGGTCAACTATTCCGGCAGTGGCTGCCGTCATGGAGGCAAAGGCCGCATCTATTAACGGTGTGTTTAGAGCTATTGCATTAGTAGATATACCTACGGCTACGGTTACTAAATATAGTGCTGCTCCCGCGTGGATCAACAGCAATAATTATCAATTTCCGCGACAGATAGTATGCTGGCCCAAAGTTAGCCTATCAGGTCAAATCTTTCACATGTCCACCCAATTGGCTGCGCTGAATTGTTTGCTTGATAGTCAAAATGATGAAATCCCTTACCAAAGCCCGTCAAATAATAATTTGCAGATGGACTCACTCGTACTAGCAAATGGTACAAAGGTTGTTTTTGGCATGGAAGAGGCTAATTACATTAATGGCCAGGGAATTGTTACCGCTCTTAACTGGATCGGTGGCTGGCGTGCATGGGGGAACCGTACAGCGTGTTACCCTTCCAATACCGACCCAAAGGACAGTTTTATTTCTATTCGGCGCATGTTTGACTGGATTGGGAATACATTTATCCAGACCTATTGGTCGAAAGTAGACAGACCTGTCAATCGAGTGCTGATTGAAACACTGGTTGATAGCGAAAATATTCGCTTAAACGGCTTGACTTCGCGTGGATTTATTCTTGGTGGAAATATGCAATTCTTGGCATCGGAAAATCCGACAACAGACCTCATGAATGGGATTATACGGTTTCATACCTATGTCACTCCTCCTACACCTGCGGAGGAAATCGAAGATTATCTAGAATATGATACGTCGTATTTATCCACGTTATTCAGTAGTAATTCTTAAAAGAAAGGGGGATTTTCAATGAGTGTTTTACCTGAAAATATGATCAATTACATGGTATACCTCGATGGCGATGTCCTACTAGGGACCGCCAATGTAGACCTTCCATCACTAGATGCATTAACTGAAAAAGTAAAGGGCGCAGGAATCGCTGGTGAAGTTGAAGCTCCTATAATTGGTCATTATGACATACTGACATTGGGGATTTCATGGCGCACCATTACGGCAAATGCTCTATCTTTGATTGCTCCAGTAGCCCATGCTCTTGATTTTCGGGGAAGTCAGCAGGCTTATGACACCTCTACGGGAACATTCTCGACGGTCCCTGTAAAAGTAATTGTCCGAGCGATGCCTAAAAAAACATCACTCGGAAAGTTGGTCGTTGCCGGTCAGACGGATACTAAAAACGAGTTTGAAGTTAGCTATATCAAGATATATATTGATGGCGACGAGGTTCTTGAACTGGACAAGTATAATTTTATATTCTCTGTAAATGGTGAGGACTATCTTGCTGATGTACGGAATGACTTAGGACTAGATTATTAGGAGGGTTATTGTGATTAAATTAAAGTTAAAAAAACCGCTCGAATATAACGGGAAAAAATATGAAGAAATTGAGTATGACTTAGATGGATTGACCGGGGACGATATGCTAGTTGCTGAAGCAGAAATGCTCGCAGGGGGAACGATATCCCCAGTGCCGGATCTATCTAAAGTTTATCAGGCTAACGTGTTTGCTCGCGCCGCTAAGATTGATTCTGCCATGATGCGGAAGCTCAGTGCGAAAGATTTCAGCAATGCAACTACGGCAGTAATGGCTTTTTTCGGCGAATAGGTCTAGAAAAGAAACCTGAGCAGACGATACGAACCGTCTGCCTCAGTCTTTCTAGGTCTGAAAACGCCCCAATAGGCTATTGGTCGGCAATGACAATACACAGCTTAATGAGTTGGGTTGAATTCATTCAGAAAAACCCGAGGAAGGAGGGATAACGTGGCTGGGAAGATATACAATGTCGCGTTCCAACTCGCAGGGAAACTGAGCTCAAACTTTTCGTCTACATTTATCACAGCATCGAAACGAATCGGTGAGTTAGATAGTCAAATAAAGAAACTCAAAGCCGATATGAAGGCCGGTGGCAATAAAACGGCATTGCAAGCACAAATAGACGGGCTAACTGCTCACAGATCAAAATTTGTGGCGGCGCAGGGAGCTGCAGACAAGTTTAAGGCCTCCGTTGGTTCGGCTTTCAAGTCGGCAGCCATAACGGTCGGAATAGCGACAACAGCGGTTACAGGTTATTACGCCATAGCAATGAAGCTATCTAATAATGTAATGGAATACGCCAAAAGTTCCCGCATGGCATCTAAAGCATTGGGGGTTACCACCGAATGGTATCAATCAACAGCTTATGCCGCTAGTCGTGCAGGTATTGGAGCCGAAGACTTCGATAAGGCTCTCAGAAAAATGAATGTCAGTGTTGGTGCGGCAAAACTCGGTAATAAAGCTATGGCAAAAACCTTATCACAAATTGGTATTTCTGCAAGTGAATTGAAAAATATGAGTCCTGAACAAGCTTTTACACGTGTTATGAAGGGTTTAAATGGAGTATCGGATGCTGCCGAAAGATCCAACTTAACGGTTAAGATCTTTGGTAAAGGCGGAGCAAGCATGGCCGCTATGGCAAAACTAAGTGCAGTGGAACTAAAGGCACTCCAAAATGAAGCTGCTAAGCTTGGGCTTGTTATGACAAAGAGTAACATGGAGCAGATTGGAAGTTACGCAAAGGCAAAAAAGGGCTTAGATGCTGTTATGCAGGGAGTAAAACTTACTATTGGGACATCGCTAATGCCTGGGATGGCTGAAGGAATGCAATATATTGCTAAATTGGCCGTAAAATATCAGCCAGCAATTAAGAAATTTGCTAGTGATTTAGGAGTGGGAATAAAAGAATCCATGCCAGAAATTTTAAAATGCGTTAAAGCATTAGGAGGTATGGTTGGCACTGTTTATCGTGGCGTAAAAGCGTTTGCTGGGTTGATTGGTGGATTCCATAACTTGGTTTATATTGGCGCAGCTTGGATTGGCTTAAAGATGGCAGTGTCGTTTGTCAGTTTTGGTAAAGCAATGATCGATGCAAGAAAGGACGCTATTTTATTAGCCGGACATGTTCGTAATTTGCACATCATGACGGCCCTTGCTAGTGCAAAAATGAAAGTAGTTGCAATTGCTACTAGAGCTTGGGCGGCTGCACAGTGGTTAATAAATATCGCGTTGAATGCCAATCCAATCGGACTTGTAGTCTTAGGTGTTGCAGCATTAATTGCAATCGGATACGTATTATATCAGAATTGGGATAAAATTAAAGCCTTTTTCAGTGATTGGAGTGGCGTAACATCGGCTCTTAGCGGGTTTGTTGACGGAGTTAAAAACTTATTCATGCCACTGTTTGACTGGATTACTGATAAATGGAACACTGTAAAGAACGTCTTTTCTAGTGGAGTGCCGTCTGGCAGTGGTGATGGTAATACAACTCTTCCCGGCCATGCTAATGGTGGTATTTTTAATCGTGAGCATATTGCCCGATTTGCTGAAGGTAATAAACCGGAGGCGGTCATTCCGTTATCTAATCGCGGGCGAGGCTTGGCTATTTGGGCCCAAGCTGGACAGGCTCTTGGCGTGGGCAAAAGTGGAGGAGCAAGTAGTCGCGGTGGATCAGGAGGAATTATCTATAATGATAATCGCGTTATTACTATTGCTGGTGGTGGCCAGGAAGTAAATAGTGCATTGTCCAGATCGAATGATGACTTGATGAGTAAATTACAAGCACTTCAAAGCAATGAGGAGCGTTTAAGTTATGGCTAACATATATACAACAGTACAGGGCGATATGTGGGATTTGATCGCTTACAAGCAGATGGGCAGTGAAATGTATATGAAATATCTCATGGCCGCTAATCTCAGATACCGGGAAGTCGTTGTTTTCCCTGCAGGCGCAGTATTGAAGATTCCGACTGTTTCTATTTCTGTAGGATCTAATTTGCCACCATGGAAGCAGGTATCATCATGAGACAGGCAACTGTTAAAATTGTTTATAATAAAAAAGATATTTCAACGGATATTGCGCCATTTCTGCTCAGTTTTGAGTACATAGATAATGAATCTCATAAAGCCGATAGTATTAATATTTCTTTAGAAGATAAAAATCAACTTTGGATGTCCTCGTGGTTGCCTGCAAAAGGCGATATCATTACTGCATCAATAATTACAACTGATTGGATAAGACCGGGAGAAACAATTTCCCTGCCTTGTGGATCATTTTCGGTTGATGAAATTGAATTCTCGGGACCTCCTCATATCGTGCAGATTAAAGGCGTATCGATTCCGACAACATCAACGTTGCGCGGTGAGACAAAAACCAAGGCGTGGGAACGAATCGATTTAAAATCCATAGCAACAGATATAGCTGCCGCGTCGAATATGACCATCATGTATGAATCAGCGATCAATCCCCAATATCTCAGAATTGACCAGGTTCAATCGTCCGATCTTGCTTTTTTGCAAACTTTATGTGAAAAAGCCTGCGCGGCTCTTAAAGTAACCAGTAATATGATTGTGATTTTCGATGAACGAACTTATGAAGCAAAGTCTACAGTGCGAGATATTGATCGCACTGCGGGGGATGTTATCCAGTTTAATTTAAAAACAAAAACCGCAGGGACCGCGAAAACTGCAAAGGTTAGCTATTCAGATCCACTAACGGGGAAGACAACTAGTGGATCGTTTACTGACCCTAATAGCAGTACCAACGACGGCGTTACAATCAATGTAAATGATTGTCCTGATGGTGGATATGACAGTGAGTTAGCGGGCGCTGAATTAGATGATCCCGTAGTCGAAGGGGATGATGAATAATAATGGCTGATGATTCAGAAGATGATACTGAGGTTACAGAAACTGACGATAATGAAATTGATGGATTGACCGATGCTATGACTGACACAACGGATGGCTCTGACAGTTCTAGTGGTGCCAACACAGATAGCACGGCCAGTTCTGATAGTGCCGGTATTACTCCCGTCAAAATGGCAAAAAATGCTCTTCGTAAAGCTAATAAACAGGAGAACGCAGGGAATATAACGATTTTTGGTGATCCGACACTAGTTGCTGGTGTGACAGTTGATTTGAAAAACTTCGGGGCTTTTAGCCTTAAATACATCGTGTCTAAGGCTACCCACAAGATTTCAGGTGGCTATACGGTAGATGTAGAAATAAGGAAGTGCTTAAATGGATATTAAAAATCCGTTTGGCGGCCGAAAAGGTTCTGGACAGGATGAAGCTGCTAAAAATATTATCAGATATGGCACGGTATCATCTGTTAATTCTAAGCTTCATACAGTGAGGGTAGCGTTTGCAGATAAAAGTGGTGTCATATCGCATAGTCTTCCAATGTTGGTACCAGGGTCGTTAAAAAATAAATATTACCATCTCCCTGATGTTGGTGAGGATGTCCTTTGCTTATTTCTCCCAAACTCAATTCAGCGCGGATTCGTCGTAGGGTCTTTTTATAATGTTAATAATGCGCCTCCTGTCATATCAGGAGATAAGGATCATGTCACTTATAGTGATGGTACGGTTGTGGAGTATGATCGTTCCACGCAAACAATGACGGTGAATTGTAAGGGGACAGTTAATGTTACAGCTGCAAGTGGGGTAAATATTATTGGCAATGTTACTGTTAAGGGAAATATTGCGGTAACTGGAGGCATTACAGCCACCAAGGGCATAACAGTTACTGGCAATATGGCGACGAGTGGGAGTATAACAGCTAGTGGTAATGTAACTGCTGGTGGGATAACCTTAGAATCACATACACATAGCGGTGTTCAGTCAGGATCATCAAATACAGGAGCACCAAATGCATAAAAGGGGGTGCAACTCGTGGCACTCGGAAGCTTAGGAGATATTACATTTGAAGTAACAAACACCAAGGTTTTTACGTTTGATGGGATGAAACGTAATGTAAAAATGCGCATAGCAAAACATGAAGTAATCGGAGCAAAACCGCTTACTGAAGTAATTGGGCCTGATCTTGACGAAATAAAATTTGAAATATTATTATCTGCATCCCTCGGAATTGCTCCGCTAAAAATAGCAGAGCAAATTTACCAGGCGTGTAATAAAAGCACACCGATGTTACTGATGGTGGGCGGATACGTTATTGGTAGCAACATTCCAAATTGCAATAAATGGATCATAACGGATTTTGAAGAAACCTATTCGGGAATTGATAGTAGTGGCTGCGTGTGGCAATTAAAAATGAGTATTTCTCTGCAAGGGTATGTAGAAAAAATTGGAGATTCGACAGCAGCCACTACAACGACTACCACGGTAACGCCTGCAGCCAGTATCGATAGCACGACAGACAACGCTGGTATTACTGGTGATGGTGATGGCGGAGAAAATCCAACGGATACGGAGGATGATGCATGAGTGAGTACATAGTTACAGCCTTAACTGGCAATATCAACTTTGCTCCCACTAGCGTGATAGAGGAGGTCCTGCAGAACGTTAGGTTTATCATGACAACACCACAATTTTCGGTGCCTTTGGATAGAGAATTTGGAGTTAGCGCGACTTTCTTGGATACCCCACTGCCGGTTGCAAAATCCCGCATATCTGCTGAACTGGTTACGGTAATTCAAAAATATGAACCACGGGCTATGGTAAAAAAAATAACATTTACAGGCAGCGGCCTAACGGGCCAATTAGTTCCACAGGTGGTGATAACAATAAATGATTAGCTTATCAAATTTACCATCCGTAACATTTGCGGAAATGAACCCTAGTGTAATCCAAAGCGCGATTATAACAGCTTACGAGGCTACTGCAGTAAGGTCATTAGCCGACGGTGATCCCGTTAGGCTTTTTTTATTGACTATTGCTGATATTATAATTCAGCAGCGCACGGTAATTAATAATGCCGGCCGTATGAATTTGTTAGCGTATGCGACAGGATCATACCTAGATCAAATAGGCGTGCTAGTAGGCTGTTATCGAAACGCCGCATCTACTGCGGTCGTAAGTTTACATTTTGCGATTTCACAGGCTCAGTCGAGCGTGTTGACGATTCCTTTAGGGACTCGCGTTAGTGTGGGATCTCTTGTTTTCGCCACGACTGCGATTGCATCGGTGCCGATCGGCGCGACTAGTACGACAGTAACCGCTCAGTGTACAACTTCAGGCACATCTGGTAACGGATACTTATCGGGTCAAATCACTCAAATTGTGGACACGTTTACTTATTTCCAAGCAGTAACCAATATAACAACATCAAGTGGCGGAGCGATCGCTGAAGTAGATTCTGCTTTTAGACTACGCATTCAGGAGGCACCGCAATCGTATTCTACTGCTGGACCTAGTGGAGCGTATGCGTATTGGGCAAAAACCGCATATTCGTCTATCTCGGATGTGACAGTGGACAGCCCCAGTGCTGGCGTTGTTGATATTCGAGTATTAATGTCAGGCGGCATAATACCCACGGCGGATATTTTAAACGCTGTTTTAGCGATATGCTCCTCTAGCTCGATTCGGCCATTAACGGATAATGTAACGGTCAATGCTCCGACAGCAATTACGTACAACATCAATGTGACCTATTTTATTGACAATGATAACTCCTCACTTGCTACGTCCGTCCAAGCGGCAGTACAGGCAGCGATAACGGTATATCAAACATGGCAATCGGCGGCACTTGGACGTGATATTAACCCATCACAATTAATTTATTTGATGGTACAGGCTGGGGCGAAAAACATTAATGTGACTAGTCCAGTATTTACTGCAGTGGCTCAGACTGCAGTCGCACAACTTGGGACGTCAGCAGTTAACTATGGGGGGCTAGACTAATGAAGAATATGCGTAATTTTGATCTGCTTGGCTTAGTACCTCCATCGTTGCAGTTTGATCCACAAGTCATAGCGGCATGTGGCGCATTACAAGGAGAATTGCAAGCTGTTTCCGTAGCAGTCGATCAGATCATGATTATCTCCAAACTCGACCAACAACCGTCCGAAGTTATTGATAATCTGGCGTGGCAGTGGAATGTCGATTTTTACGATGATACATTGCCACTGGCTACTCGAATCGCGCTAGTGAAAAACTCCCTACAATGGCATCGAATTAAAGGGACAGCCGCAGTCGTGCAGGAGATGGTCAGTACTGTTTTATCAAATGGAGTGGTTACAGAGTGGTTTCAGTACGCTGGTGCACCGTATCATTTTAGGGTGCAGACTGATGAGATCATTTCTACGCAGGCTATTTATAACCAGTTAGCAGCATTGATTTCTGCGACACAAAATGTTCGTTCTTGGCTTGATTGTATTTTAATTAAGCGCAACTGGTCGGGCTCGGTCTATATCGGGGGCATTATCTATAGGGGCCAAACATTAAATATTGGCATGGCTCAGTTTCCAAATTATAGTGTCAATGATGCGGTTTATGTCGGTGGTGCAATTTATATCGGTAAAACTTTTACAATTTAGGAGGGGTAATATTGGCTTTTACAGGAATGGTTTTAACCAATCTAGGATTAGTTCTACAGGCTAAAGTACTGGCAGGAACAGCACTCGTATTTACAAAAATGAAAGTTGGCAACGGTGTTTTAGGGACAGGAGTATCGCTCCCAGCACTCACTGATTTAATTTCACCCCAACAGGTTGTTTCAATTACAAATTGTTCTGTTGTTAGTGGACAGGCTACAATCGCAGGGACGCTCACGAATACTGGTGTTGCGGCTGGGTTTATGGTCAATGAAATAGGAGTTTATGCAACTGATCCGCAGGCCGGAGAAATATTGTATGCGATCGCCAACGCTGGTGGTCAGTGCGATTATCTACCCGCTGGTGGTGGCGCGGTAGTTGTTAATAGCTTACTGAATGTGATTTTGGCTGTAGGTAGTGCATCTAGCGTAACGGCAACTGTTAACTCATCGATATTCGCAACACAAGCACAATTATCTGCGTATTTGCCGCTTGCGGGCGGCAGTATGGCAGGAGCAATTAATGAAGCAACAGTCACATTAGCTTCAACGGGTATAATGGCAATTGGTGCAGCTCTCGGAAATACGATTAATGTCACAGGGACAACAACAATCACGGCATTTGATACGGTTCAAGCCGGAACGAAACGAAGGTTATTATTTACGTCGGCGTTAACATTGACAAACAATGCGACGTCGTTAATATTGCCAGGTAATGCTAATTTATCAATTAATGCTGGGGATACCGCAGAATTCACGTCTATCGGAGGAGGTAACTGGAAGTGTACTGATTATCAGCATAATGCGGGGTATTTGCCGCTGACAGGTGGCGCGGTATCGGGGACAATTAATGAAGCAATGGGTACCAGCATAGTCTCTGCTGCAACTACAAATATCGGAGCTGCCACAGGAAATTTTCTACAAGTAACTGGGACAACTACAATTACAAGCTTGGGTACAGCACCGGCAGGAGCTGAAAGAACAGTCGAGTTTATGGGTACTTTAACTATCACTTATAATTCTGCAAGCTTAATTATTCCAGGTGCAAGTAGTTTGGTTACAAATGCTGGCGATATTGTGAAATTTCGTAGTCTTGGTAGCGGTAACTGGATTTGCGTGGGCTATGAGCCTGCAGGGGCTTGTAGTTTCCAAAATCAAAAAATAGTAAACTTGCTTGCGGGCGTAAATTCCGGGGATGCCGTTAATATGGGACAACTCCAGCCTAGCAATCGTAACAAATTAATCAATGGAGGATTAGCAATTAATCAGCGAAGCTACGTAAGTGGTACTGCATTAGCTGCTGGAATTTATGCTCATGACAGATTCAAAGCTGGTGCAAGTGGATGTACCTATACCTTCGCGCAGTCCGGCTCTCCGTTGACAACTGCCACGATCACGGCAGGATCGTTACAGCAGGTTATTGAGGGGCTTAACATTGTCGGTGGTACTTATACATTATCGTGGGCCGGTACAGCACAAGGCCGAGTTAATGGAGGAACCTATAGTGCTTCCCCATTAACCGTTACAGGGATTACCGCAGGTAGCAATGTTACGGTTGAGTTTAATGCCGGGACGTTTGGAGCAGGACAGTTTGAGTTAGGGGTAATTGCTACGTCATTTGAGGCATTAGAATATGGGGATTTATTACGTAAGTGTCAGAGATATGCGCTGCTTGTACCGATAGATGCAGTAGCTCGTAATTGCGTCACAAATGCCAATATAGGTAATGAAGACGCATGGTTATGGTTCCCAGTAGATATGAGAGCTGTACCTACAATTCCGTCAATTACATGGTCCTTAAATCTAGCAGGTACTCCATCCGTATTACAACAAACAACAAGATCGATTATATGGATCTTCAGTCAAACCACACAAAATAGCAGCACCTACGTTTATAATAGTGTAGCATTTGTAATAACATCTGAATTATAAGGAGTGAATAAAATGTATCAGTTAACTACCAACACATGTATAATGCGCCAAGATGGTGCTTGTATCCCAGCTGATCCTGCAAACGCAGATTATCAAGTATACCTGACATGGGTGGCAGCAGGTAATACACCTACTCCTGTCCCAGAAACGACTCTACAACAAGCCCAGACGAATCAATTAAATAAATTTAGTATGGCAGCAGCAAATGCTTATATTGCAGGTTTTACTTCTACAGCCACTGGTACAGCACTTTGGTACGATTCGGATGCAGATACCCAAACGGTAATAAATAGGCAGTATCTGATTGCATTAAGTAATCCAACTGTATATTCTGCAACAACATTTTTTGCTGGCGCGCCTGTAGGAACAACGCCAGTACGCGCCAAGGCAAACCAAACGGCAGCAGATAGTGCTAAAACAGTCCAATATCTTAATGCTGTGCAAATGGTGCAATTAGGTAATGATCTTGCCAGCGCATGGTCAGCAGTAAAAGCACATCTCTGGGCTCAACAAGCGGCCGTAAATTTAGCAACAACAGTGGAAGCAGTGCTGGCAATAACTTGGTAATTAAGGGCGCATAGGGCGTCTATTTTTTATGGAGATTATCACATGCCAAGAGAACCATGCATAGTAAGGGCTTATTTTTATGCTGATTTTACGGAGGTGAAGAATATTGGATGTTGGGGTACTCGTAGAAATATTTCAGAAACTTGGGGCGGGTAATACCGCAGTGATTTTAATAATGGGGCTGTTTGCATGGTTTTTTACCAAAGTACTGCCAAGAGCGGTAGAAAGACTAGTGGCTGCCATTGAAAACCTAGGAACAACTTTTGCTGTGCATGATGTTAGAGCGTCCGCTATATCTCAAAGCCTTACTAGCCTGCAAGCTGACATGTTCAACCTAAGCAAGAATGTCGCTAATCAAGAAAATATAGTTAGGGTACATGATAGATTAGACATACATTTTTCCAATTCAGCCACAAAGGAAGATATTAAATTAATTATAGATACAATGATGGATCATTCGAAAGATTGTCAGGCAAGAGGTAACCAGTTGCAACGCGATATTATAGGAGGTAAAAAATAATGAAAATTTGTATTAATCCCGGTCATGCGCCAAGGTTGGGCGATGGTAGTACATTGGACCCTGGAGCCGTAAATTCTACGACAGGTTTATGTGAAAATGATGTAGTTTTTATCATTGGGAATCTAGTATTGAAGTATTTGCAAGCGGTAGGTTATGAAACGATAGTAGTCCAAAACGATGAACTACAGGTTATTTGCGATACTAGTAATGACTTTCCAGCGGATCTATTTGTAAGCATCCATTGTAATTCGGCAGGAACTGATCAGGCCAGGGGAACTGAGACATGGTTTTGTGACGGCTCTGCAGAAGGAGAACGATTAGCAGGTTGCATTGATAAGCAGATTGTGGGTAACTTGCAAGAAATTGATCGTGGTACCAAGAATGCTAAACCACACACAAATGGCCTGTACGTATTAACTAATACTAATGCAGTAGCTGTACTAGTTGAAACAGCCTTTATTAGTAATGATGGTGATGAAAAGATATTGGCCAGTGCTAGTGGTAAAGATAAGTTAGCACGAGCGATAGCTGTAGGTATTACTGATTATGTCGCAGGTGTCTAACCTGATTAAAAACCATCTACCAAAAATAATAGAAAAGTATAGGGAAAACCGTCTATCAATATGCCCTGAAGATGAAAAAATCATTCAGGAGATTGAAGACGGTTTTCTTAATGCCATTAAAAAGTTGAAGGAGGGCAAGGTATGCCAAAAGTAGTAGTAATTTTTGTCCACGGGGATAGTTTAGTTGACCAGGTCATAGATGCCTTTAGCCATGGACAATACTCACATACTGCCATAAAAATAAATGACGGAGTGGTGGAAGCCCTTGGAGTCAAAGACGATGGCGATAAATACCCTGGCGTGTGGCTACATGACATTGCCAAATATGACAACGATCCTAATGTCTATTTGATCGAGGTTGATATACCTAACCTTGCTGATGCTGAAACAAGAGCGCAGGAACTGATCGGCACCCTATATGGGTATATTGATTGCATCGATGGCGGGGTATTTGATACCACTGGAATACAACTTACCGCAGATGGCGAACTAACCTGCAATTGCTCAGAAACCGTCGTGCGTGTCTTACGAGCAGGCGGTTTTAATGTTTTGCCGAGCGTACGTGCTGATTGCATTACGCCGAACGACTTATATAAAGCACTGAAAGGATGTGGTTAACTTGATTGACAATACACTTGTACGGCAATACGTCTCCGCTGTACAAGCTAGACTAATAATCGCCCAATTACCCTCAGGGGTCCGCGAGATAGCTCAGCAATTCGAACCCATGGTGCTGGCTGATATTCGCGCCCAATCGGGCAATCCAAATCTAACCGAGCAGGAAATACTCGACATGATTAAACCAACATTCGCTGACATTGCTAAAAAATACTTACCTGTAGTCGCAGACTACGCAATGACCGCAATAAAAAAGCATTATCCGACAGCAACAATATCAACAGTACTGTCGGCGTTAATCAGTTATCTAATGACACAAAAATAAAAAATGGAAGAGGGAATTTTATTATGACAACTCAAACAACAGCAACTTTGAAAACAGCAGGTACCAATATTTTAATGCAATTAGTAGCGTATTTATTGCAAAAGGCAGCAGACAAAACCACGACCTTTGCCGGCACTCAAACAGCAATCAAGAGCGTAGCATTAACAGCAGTGCAAGATTTAGCTGTTGCTAAATTGGCAACCCTTGCTATAACTGAAACTGCAACGGTTGATACTCCTGTAGCACAGTAAAAACGTCCCTGGGGCGGGTACCGTAACACTATAAAAGTTATCAACAGGTTTATACGCAAAAAATCCGTCTTACCGCATTGGTAGGACGGATTTTTTTATTTAAGGAGGATTTTTATATGATTAACAAAGAAATTAACGGCATAGAGCTAACAGTCACAGGCACGATCAGCAACGATGAATTAGCCATTTACCTTACCGAACTGCAGGCCAAAAGCAAATATAAAATAATCAGCGCGGACATCGCTGTCGATGGCGATTTTATAGATGTTAGGTGTGTGTTTGAGAAGGTTCCATTTGAGAGGATTCGCAGAATCACCGGCTACTTAGTTGGCAGTACAACCAAGTGGTGTAACAGCAAGCGGGCCGAGGAACACGACAGGGTTAAACATGGATAATTCCAAGCGATTGGAGATTTGAGATTTGAAATTAAAGCCACTATCGAGCTTAATTACTTAGTAGTGGTTTTTTTATTTACATTGTTAATGGAATTATTACAGTATTCCCGGTCTTATTTAGTAGATGTTCTTATATTTATTTCTATTGTCGCGAGTGTATTTCCATGATATGGTTAGATACATACGAATGATTAGCAACTTAGAACATATTATATTCTGTAAAAATATATAATGGAGGAAAAATGTTGAAGCAAGAAATTATAGCATTCATTAAAAATAATCCCCAAAGGATATCACTTTTATTATGGCTTTATAATCATATTGCGGGGCGTAATAATTTGCATGTTCCTTCAAATAACAGTGTAAAAATAGGATCTGTTGTCATGAAAAAGACAAACTTTACAGTTGAAGGTATTAATAACACTATAATTATTGATGATTTATCAAGGCTAATAAACTGTAATATATACATATATGGAAATAATAATCGCATAGTGATTAATAAAAAAGTGCGTATGCAAGATACAGAATTATGTATTGAGGATGATAATAATGAAATTTCTATTGGTGAAGGTACTTCAATTCATGGAGTTACGCAACTTGTAGCCATTGAAGGAACAACCATCAATATTGGGAATGGATGTATGTTTGCGAATGAGATCGAATTTAAAACAGGTGATAGTCATTCCATTGTAGATCTAGACGGGAAAAGACTTAATATTTCTGAAAATATTTCCATTGGTAACCATGTATGGATTGGCCAAAAAGTAATATTATTAAAAGGAGTAAACATAGCAAATAATTGTATAGTAGGCGCGGGTTCTTTGGTAACTAAAAAATTCATTGAAGAAAATGTTATATTGGCAGGGAATCCTGCGCGGGTAGTAAAAAGTAAAGTTGATTGGTTGAGAGAACGAATATAGTAAATAAAGCCGCTTTGTTCTTAATTGAGTAAGGCAATTTTTTTTGTTTATAAATAGAGAAAAAATTAAATTAGTAGCAAAAATGATAAAAAAATAGGGGAATATTGTTATATGATTATAATATGAAAGGAGATGATTTTATGAAATATGTTATTTGGACTGTCACAATTATGTTATGTTATTTTTTTGTGGTTGCTATGCTTCCGCTTGCAATGTCGGGGATTCAATAAAAAATGGATATTTTCTTGTGCATTGGTATTCGGTGGCTGCCTTCGGGTGGCTATTTTTATTTATAATACATGTTTACTTTTACCAATATCTGCTATATAATAGTAACAAACGTATGTTCGATATAAGGGGGCCGTTAATGAGAAACTTTGATGAAATTATCAATGATGGTATTATTAGGTGGATTGAAAGAGAAAAAGAGTCTCTATATCCAACGGGTCATGTTGCGGACAATGAAAATGGCGTTTTTAAAATAGGTAGATTGATGATAATCGCAACGACGGAGCATGTAAACAGTGAGATAGTAGAGTGTGTTAGTGGTAGTCTACCAGGGAGTGAAAGACTCAGTATAGAAGATATTGAGGATATAAAAGCAATATTTTGGAGTGATAACGAGCTAAAAGACGTGAGTAGGGTATGCGTTAGGTCAAGTATAGTTCATTTACAGAGGAAGAAAATTGTCCACGCAGACAGATGTTCGGAGGTATGCCATGCATTCAAGTCGGCAAGCTATTCTTGA